CCCAAAGACTGTCTGAGATACGTCTATACCATACAGCCATATGCTGCTTAGTTGCGATATGCTTTGTACTTGGGAAGGTCCGAGTGGTACCGTCCGGTGTGTAAAATGATGATTGAATAGCCATGTTAAGTCCTTACGAGATCACTACAGATAGGGTTGATGTTACACTGGTACAGTTACCTGCAATAACCCAATCACTCATGCCAACAGGAGGGGTGATGATCTTTGTAGAAGCGTCATCAAAAGTAAATGTCAAAGTAGCTAGACCGTCCCCCACTATTACCCGTAGGATTTCATAGCCTACTGTTGTCTGTGTAGTGGGTACACCGATGAAACTATTTTTTAAGATTGGTATGGCTTGGTATTCTGAGATCATTATTTATCCTTATTTTGATGTACTTTTACAGATTTACTCTGAGTTTCAGCTTTACTCTTTTGCGTATACAATTCACCAGAGTTGCCGCACTTATATTCCGATTTTTCAGTTGGTGTTTTACACTTATTAATCAGCATTATAACCCCCTTGACCTTCGATTTATATTACCCTCATAGGAGACAGTATTGATCCTGAAACCCTGAGAGTCACTGTTGCGTATTCCAATACGCATATTCTTGGCGTCACCATAGACCATAGGCTTACGATTGACGGTATACGTTGAGTTGACGACCCTCTCAGTGTTTCGATTAACGTCATTGATAACAAGCTCGAAACTACTGTCAGTTTCAGATGAGATCTGAACAGTCTTAAATTGGAGATGTCCACGAATATCGCTCTTACCATTGATCTTAAAGACCCACTCCCCGATACTCACTTCTACAGGTATTAGTGTTGTGCCGGCGTCTAGGAACTCTTCAGTGTAAGACTGTGGGAAGATCGCACACTGTTCAAAAGCATTTGTAGTCACCAATGATGACGGGTCACCGATCCAAAGCTTTGAATTATCCCAAAGCTTTGAGCCATTCCATATACCTGACCCGACAACCCAATTCTCTTGAGCTTTAGCGTCTTTGCGCGCAATAAGCAGGTTAAGCTTCTTACCAAAAGAAAAAGCACCGTACACACTTCCGTTGAACGTCCATTTGAACCATGCTGATTGCACACGGGTATTACCACTATCATAATACTTGTAGACGTAAATGGTGTCAAGGCTTTTCGATGACACCAGGAAGAGCATGTTGTTGATAGCCGATCCTGATAACTCTACAATGCCGTCATCAATATAAGACTGCACATGCGCTGTGATATCATTAGCCTCTGATTTGTCCACTTGCTGTGATATGAAATATTCCATCACTGCTGAGTACCCACCACGCTTGGCGATAAAGAAGATACGGTCATTCATAAACAGAGGGCGCACCCGGGTATTGATCTCATAGGCTGAGGTCTGACTTATCTGTACTGATTTTGGTGAGAGTATCTGACCACCTGATAATCTGAACTGACTTTTATCTGAAAAGAGCATAACACTATTTTCAAGGTAAGTCGCGTACTCAAGATTGATCGCTTTAGTCGTATCAACAGATGTATCGATTGGGTCGGAGTCAAGCACTGCAACAACCGTTGTACGCCAAAAGTTACCATACTCACCCACCTCAGACATGACAACTGTCTGTGAGGTGATAAACCCCAATCTATTCTTGAAAAAGAACACGTCTTTTATCGTTGGTGATGGGTTATCGACTACTGATAGGAACGATGGGACAGGGTTTGTGTTATCGTCTCCAACAAGCCTTGAGGTCCAACCATCGTAAGGCTTAACAGTAAAGGTGTCATCACTGTTCCTGATCAGGATATGCGGCATAGACTCAGCAAGGATCGATCCATACAGAGTAGGATCAGAGCTCTCACGCCACTGCGCATCCCGGTACTCAAGCCAATATGCTGAAAAGCTGTTTGTAGACGATCCTAATACTTTGACAAGGGTGCCTTCAAAACCAAGGTTCTTTGGCAGGTCATCAGCTGTGATAACCTCACCTACCCACCCATAAGAGGCTTGATTACCATAACTATCACCTGCGTCGATACGGCTCATCAGAGCATTATTGGCAGTGATCTTGACTACTGATCCTGAAGCCACTGCTGTAAAGTTTCCACCGTTACTCGCATGAGTGTTTATCGATGTCACAAGAGCGGCCGCCACTGCTGTTGTGGTGGTTCCTGTAACCGACCCACTGATCGTATTCAGACTTGCATCGAGTAAACTGTACGTGTAGGTGTATCCTGATACTGGATCACTCCTACTTATCCATATGAAGCCATCAGATAGATACGTTGATGTTGGAGCGGTCTCTGTAGTCACCCATGTGCCTGTGGTTGGTGGTTGTGTGACGTAATCTGATGCAGTAGTCGTAAGCGCGGCACCTTTTATGGATAGAGACGATATACTTTCTAACGCAGTGGGTGTAACCGTTGTGGACACAGTTACAGGAGCCTCATCATAACGAATTATGCGTAATGGTGGAAAGGATGAAGGTGTCGTAGCGTTAGGGTCATCAGCGCGCTCGACTTTATAAAGTGTTGGATTAAGAGCAAGGCGAACCTCACGCTCTACCCGTGCTTGCCAATCTGTTAGACTCTCATAGCCGTATAGTTCCACCATATCTTGCACATTGTCATATCTCGCCAACATGCGTTTAGGGGTTGTGACGATTATAGATATACCATCAACAATAACTTCAGTGGATGAACCATAAGCCCACACTTCAGCGGAATAACCAAATAAATCTCCTGACCCATATAGCTCAGACACTATCACCTGCCCTAGTGTTGGGGCCATGTTCTTTGATGGATAATAGTAATTCATATCAAACATAACACGGTGCATATCAAGAGACGTCGGCAACCCGCTCTCTTCGACCCATACTGGAGTGGGGGTCTTAATGAACGGAGTCAACGAATAGTAAAGTGTCAACGATGTTGGTGTGGTAGTGCTATCACCTGATGAGAGCTGATCGATCTGCGGTGTACGGCTCTTATTGACGATGAACGTCGTATCCTTGACAGTTGTGGCAGCATACCCTGTCGATCCTGCGAAGGGGAATAAATAGTCACTTGATAGACCTTCAAATGTGATGCCGGCACCATTAGTGTAAACATCACCTGTACCTACGTTGACGATCTCCATACCGTTGTTAGTGATCTGAATACTATACTGCTCAGATGCCTCACCGGATAGGCCACGGTCATATTGGTATTTCCACATCGCTGAGTCATATGTGATGGAACTGCTCAATGTCAAAGGTGCTGTAGGATTACGCTTAAGGAGACCTCGATCGAGAGTGGGGTACGCATTGACCATCTCCTCGACCTGAGTATTGAGACGATGTTCAGCTGCTTGCTGATTGACACCGCCGTATAAAGCCTCAAGGCTATTGGTTACGAGTGCCATTATAAGCTTCCTCGTACATCGTACTCCATACCATAGAGAGTCCCATCGAGCATGTTACCACCGGTGTTGCGTGTCTCACTACGTCGTGCTGCTGAATACGCTAGGTCCTCATCGTTTTGAGTGAAGCCATAAATGCTTGTGTCCATGATCGTACGAGCCTGAAAGACTCTAGCCGCCCGAGTAGTGATATAGTAACGCAAGGGGTGTGGTAATGTGTTAAAGTCAAGATTCCAATAAACATCAACCTTCTGCGCTTCGGTAAATATCGATGTTTGATTACTCTTATCATAGAGCTTCCAATCACGTATGATTAGGTTACGATCGCGTGAAGATAGGTCAAGAACGTTAGCAGGTACGTTAATCGCACCTGTAGTATCTATCGGGAACCAGTAGTCTTTATCGTAGTTGACTTCCCAACCATCAGCCAGTACAGCCTGCTTTGTCTCCTCAAGCACTTCTGCGGCCTGTTGAGCCTCAACGACCTGCGCGATATCCGCTTCAGTGGTGATCGAGAGTTCCCCAATACTTTGAAGCAAGACATTGACACTGTATAGAAAGAATTTTGCTGAGTCGTTTTCTTGTAGAAGTACGGCCATGATCGCTCCTTGATTAAAGGGTGCTCTCCGAAGAGAACACGATTAACCAAGTCTTATGCAGACTTGATAGATGCAGCCGATTGACAGCGAAGAGGGGCCATACCGTTTGAGAAGTACGCTTGAATACGCTTGGCATCCAAGAAGTCAACATCATCGACGATCTTAGTGCGAATGTCCCATAGAACAGCAACACCGGCCGCTTGGTAACCAAAGACAAGTGCTTCAAGGGCAGCGGTAGCGGGCATGTTGTTAGTCTGGACCAACATAGCACCACCGACCTGGTAAACCTTACCGGCTGCGTAATCACCATTGTTAGAAGAGTACTCCATGTAAAGAGCTTTCTTCGACTGAATGACATATGAGTAGTTGATCGGATCAAGGTTGACATACAAGTCGCTCATGTCATCTTTCGCACGAATAGCTGCAACAGCGGCAAAGATCGACTCACAAAGTGCGTCACCGATAGCCTCCGCAGTTGTAGCTGATGCGATAGCTGTATTCACGACAACAGTACCGTCACCATTACTTACAAGACCTGTAGCAGTTGTAGCCGCCTCAACAGCAGCGATAGCTTTACGGTCAACGACGTTATCAAGTTTTGAACCGATCTGGCGATAGTTCATTGCCATAACATCGTAGTTAGCAACAGCAGCATCCCAACCATCAACACGGTGTGCGATGTATTGTGGGCGGTCAAGTGTGATCGAGATCTCATCTTGTGTACTGTTAGATACGTTGATCTGAGTACCTGCTGTGTACGATGCAACGTCCGTATCAACAGCATCCGTTTTACCTTCAATAGTGAAAGTCGCGCCAGTACCACCGGTGATAGTCTTCTTATAAAGAAAATCAATAGTGGACGGTTGGCGTTTGAACGCTTCTAATACACCTACGTGTACATCGCGAGACAAGGTGTTTGTTGTGTCTGTTCCTACGTTTGGCGTAGTTGCTCCTGTGAAAGCCATAGGGAGTCCTTTTAAATCAATTTTTAGTTCGAGTGTTTCAACAAATCTCAAATAAAACTGAAGGACTGTCCCTGGCAGAAGCTAGTGAGAGTTTTCGTTTTAATGTAAAGTCGAGCCGAAACCCAACTGAACTGTTACGACAAGTATATCGTATTTTTAGCTTAAATGCAACTTAATGCCCGTAGACAACACTGTCAGGGGTCATCGCAAGCTTAGCCTGGTAACGCTGGCGTACCGCTGGATCACCACTGCGATCAGCAGCAGTCTTATCAGCTAGTAGCTCTTTTTGGTTCTGATACCCACGCACTTGAGGTGTTTGGGTATTCCCACTAATACGACCGGGTTGTACATCCCCATTCTGTGCAGATTGGAAACGGTTATAAAGACCCTCAATAGCAAGGGTGCTTACACCTGATTTACCGCTGATTAGGGCGGAAACGTCATTATCAAAAGCAGTCTTAGTCGCGTCGTCAAGGTTCTCTCCTGCCCAGGCTAACATGGCCTCGTATTTCTCTTTACCACCGACAACCTCGTGAGCTTTGCCAACAGCCTCACGAACCTTGTAGGCACCAAGCTCGATGTCTGTCTTGGATAGACCACTCTCTGTGAGCTTGGCCTCCATATCATCGGTGAGTGACATACCGTTTTCAATGAACGTAGGAACAAGCTCGTTGATAGTTGCGGTACGTGCCTGCTCCTGAGCCCGTTGAGCCTCACGCTCTTGTTGAGTCTGCTCTTGCTCTTTTTCTTTGTTCTTTATCTCACGCATCTTATTCGTATGCGTCACCTCTTGCTCTCTGAAGTAAGATAGGGCTTGCTCCGGAGTATCGAAACGTCCATAAAGCTTACCGTTCTCAGACCGGTTCTCATCGAGAAACTGATCAAAGGTCTTTACCTCACTCTCCTCACTTGGTAGTAAGGTTTCAGGGGCCTGTTGTTCCTGGTTAGTGTTCTCATCAGCCATAGTTACACCTTGATGCGGAACAGGCGAGTAACGTCTTCGACTTTAGTCTGTTCCTCTTCCAATGTCAGACGTTTAGCCACATTGATAAGCTCAGCGGTACTGATACCGTGTTTATTAAGCAAGTGGTCACGCATCTCGATACCAGAGCAGTCGCCGCGTTTGACGATGTTCATAGCGATACGGAGCTCACCGGTATTCAGTTGAGTCTTCTCACCCGCACGTCGGCCATCGTAGCGGTCATTGGCAAGTGAAAACTCACGATACTCTTCACCGGTCATAACAACTGCCCCACCCATGTTCTTATCATGGATCACTGCTCCGCTTTTAGCGAACATCTCAGGTGGGAACTCGTCTTCAGCTTTGTTCTCGATCTCATATTTCTTGATGATCGCCTGTACTTTTTGACGTGTCAGCCCATACTCTTTGCCGACCTCTTCAGTCGTCTTACCGCCGTCTACCGCTGCTTTTAAATCTTTTGGTTCAATCTTTGTGGCCACTTAGGCTCCTTTTTTCTTTGTCGTTTTGGGCTTCTTAGCCAACTCTGATCCTGAATGAATTGTGGTTGTACCACTATACTCTTTACTCATTATGTCTGTCCTCCCGTTTTAATTTGGTTGAGCCGTAGCGTTGACAAGCGCTTTACCGCTCTCTTGTCCTGTAGACTGTGCGAGGGCAGCTTGCCCCTCAGCCTGAGCCTGTGCCTGTTGGGCCTGTTGTCGCTCTTGTGATACCTCTGATGATGTCTTAAGTAGACCCTGGCTATCAACATTATAGAGTGTGGCGTATCGTGTGGCAAGCTCGTCTTGTTTAAGGTAGTCCATGAAACCTATGGACGCTGCCCGGGAGACATACTCATCAAGCTTACCGGCCTCTACTGATCTCCCTAGTGCGTCAAGACCCGTGACAATATCAAGGCTAATCGCGTTGAAGCTTACGCCAAGGTCTACCATCGCCCACAGCACCATACGTCTGATCAGCTTGTTGGAGATCACTGAGTATACTGAGGCAAGGGCGCCCTCGATCTCACGTGAGAGCATACGGATCTCTTCCTGTGTGACACGCTCGGCGTCACGGCGTAGTCCCTCAGTCAACAGGAACGCCTGTGACAGCTCACGTTTGAAGGTATCAAGAGACATCTGAGCTACCTGGTAGTCATAGTTCTTACTGTGCTGATAAGATGTGACGTCTCCGGCGTTACCCTGAAGCACTGCTCCGTTGGCCGCACCGATCACATCTCTAAGGCGGGTACGACCTCCACGCTCATCGACGAACGTGATGTTTTTGGAGGATATGAGAGCGCCTTTGGTCAAGACACGAGACAAAGTATCGATAGAACGCAGGTGGCCCTCAAAATCCTCAACATATGGGCGGTAGTAGGCGTCACCCTGAGACCACAACCACCCGATATACTCAAACGGCATCTTCTCGATGGTGTAGGTGGAGCTATCGCCGACGATCTCACCATCAAGCTCTTGCGTCATGGTCCACTTATCGTCCTCTTTAACGAGCATGGTGTAGAGATCGTACTTCTCTTTCTCCTCAGTAGGTGGCTCGATGTTATCAGGGAGCTTGTTAAGGCTCTCCTTGATACACATCTGGAACGCTTCACCCTCATCATCAAGAGTGACGACGAAGTTCCTTAGTGCATGGAGCTTGTACCCACCCTTGTCTTTCTTTTCAATGATACATGAGCTGACTACAGTAAGCTGCTCGAGCACCTCGAAGATGGTCTTACGGGTGTTAAGCGCCTCGATATGGGTGTTAACCTTGTTCTGAGTCTTGGCAATGTCAAGCTGCATGGCTTGTACTGCTGCCTCATCGCCCTGAGCAAGCTCATTAAGCCCATCGGCGTCAGGTGAGAACTTAAATGCCGAGGCGTTAGGAGGGAAGAGAGTCATACCGATCTTGGACACAAAGTTCTTTACCGCTATGGCTCCGAACGATTGAGCGTAGTTGTCAGGCTTGGTAGATGAGCCTGTCCAGGATGAGTCACGGAAGACTGAAGGCATTGTCAGCTTGGCGTAGATCTCAGCGCGATCGATGTAAGCTTGACGGTCCGATGTCCCAGCCTCGTAATATTCTGATGGTGTCTTAGTATCGTTCATTGCTCTCATCCTCTTGTGTTGTCTCAGGAGCTATAAGGCTCTCAATAAGCTCAATAACCTCGATATGCCCGGCCTCTTTACCACGTTGAAAGCAAGGGAAGTCATCAAGTAACATCTTATCGGGGTACTGCTTCTTAAGCTCTTCTATAAGATCTTCAATATTAGTGATCATACATTAAACCCCAAACCTGATGACGCTGTTGGCGATGTGCCAAGCGCGGTGTTGGTACGGGGGACAAGGAAGTCGGAGTAGGTACCAGCTTTCCCATCAGCACCCGTACCGAAGGCAATGGTGGCGGCTGTGTCCTGTTCAGGAGCAGTGTCCTTGAGTATGCGTAGCTCCTCAGCCCGGGCAAGGTCTGTCGCCTCTTGTTGCTTCTGTTCTGCTTTAGCTACAGCCTTCTTCTGCTCTTGCGTTGAATAAATGGCAGTACCAATACCAACAATAGCTCCTACGATAGCTTCTGCTGCCATAACGTCTCCTTAGTGGTTGTATGCGTAGAGTACGGTCCCTACTGTTTCATATCGCATATTATAACGTAATAATGAGCGCCTTAGGTGATCGTGGTAGAGAGGGTCGTCCATGATAATGCAAATGGGCCCTGCTTTATATGCCTTGATTATGTCCTTGATCATCGCTAGTGTGAACGGATGCGAAGGGTGCGTTGTCGTAGCTGCGATGTATGTACAAGGTAAGGCAGGGTAATCGATCATAGCGATAAGACCGTAAGGCGCACCGTCTTTGTAGTAGATCTTAGGGTCGTTATCAGCCCACATCCGAGCAAGGGGGTCTTGTTTGACGACATGTTTTACGGTATCATAAGTGCATGGAACATTTTGCATACCCTGTACCCTCCAATAAAGACTTAAACAACGATTATCCAAAAGTATATCGTATTTCTGATGAATTACAAAAGTCGATAGCCTATACCTTCACCCACCCTTTCAATAAATACAACAAGACCTGTAGCACATACTTCACCCGTCACCCGAATATCCCTAACGATATGGGCCGGGTGGGTCTACAGGTGGTGCGTGACTACCTACAGTGGCCTCAACGCTATGGTCACAGCATGGACAACATCAGCGCGATCATACTGTTTCGCATGTGGGGAGAGTTCATCCACCATCTTATACGCAAAGATGCAGTTATGGAGGAGTATATGCCGACTAAACTGAAGATGTTGAAGGTTGAGAACGGTCTGTTTGAGCTGATGATAGCAGAAGTCGTAGAGAGCAGATACATACAGAGCGGTGATGATATGGTCAAGAAGCGACCGGGCAAGGGTCTACGTCAGAGCAATCCCGCGTCAATGCAAGAGGGGTCTGCCAACTTTGAGTATTTATGCTCGTTGGATTAAGATTATCTAACCATCCCAAGAATTACTTTTGATCATGTTACAATTTGGACACAATAACTGAATATTCTTGATGGTATGCGATCCACCCTTAGTCAATGGACGTATATGATCCCGATGAAAGTTAGTCTCAATATTACAATCACATATATTGCATAATCCAAACTGGTCGATAAGCATATTGTTTATGGCTTGATTGGTAATAGTCCTATCGTTAGTTCTTTGCTCGATCTTTTTACGATTACGTTTGTTACCTTCTGATGGAATACATACGCCGTCTAAAGTAAGTAGTGGGGTACTGTGTAAGAATGGTATTGGTTGTGTTGGTTTTAGAGCATGTTTTAATTTTGCTTTCACATTATTTCGATGTTTTTCTGATAAAGGACTTCGTCGTTTATTTTTTGGTGGACATCCATATTTATTCCTTGCGTATTTTTTATGCGACCTATTTATACGTTGCTTTTTACACTCCTCACTACAGATTTTAGAGTTATGACTATAAGATACAAAATTATAGTCACACTCAAAGCAAGTACGGTTATGTGTTGTTTTGCGTGAATCACTTTTATAATTTAATTTCTTATGTTTTAGAGGTATTAGCTTCATTCATTTTACCTTTTACCACTTGTCGGATGTATTGTCCAACTGTGATATCCAAAGCAAGTGCTTGTTCTTTTAAAAACTCATCCATCTTAACGTCGAGTCTTACGGCTATTCTTACTGATTTTTTCATTGTAAATCCTTTTAATCTGTATTATATAATGTCTAACCTTGTTCGACGCTTAAAGTCATTGAGGCTATCTAGTTGGGGTCACCCACCCCCCTACGCCTTTTTGAAACTCCCCCATGGGCCTAGCCTCATTACAGAATCACGCCTCATATCATGCACACAGATCAAAGCAACACACCGCGCCGCACAGCCTGAAAGTGTAAAGTTTTACACGCCCATAATGTAAAGTTTTACATGCCCTATACTTTGATTTTAGTTTTGTAAAGTTTTACAATATAGCCATTTAGCCTATAAAATCCCTTATATGTAGTAAGCACATGCTCTATAGTTGGACGAGAAGGCACGAACGCGGAGGCGGTAAGGGTAAAGTATGGCTTAAAACGTGGAAGATTAGAGGCTTGAAGAGGTGAGGGCTTAGAGGTGTGAGGGCCCACAACCTTCAAGACCAACACACCTCACACGTGAGTATACCATATAAACCATGATCAAAGCAGGGACTAACACCTATCAGGCTATCAGGCTATCAGGCTATCAGGCTATACACGATGAGTCGAGATAAAAAATAATATATTAAAGCAGAACTTTTTATTGATAACTATTATCATATAATTATTATGTGTAAAGTTTTACAATGTAAAGTTTTACAACCCGTTACCAGGATAAAAAATAATATATTAAAGCAAAAGAATGTTGTAATTCTTTACATCTGTTTACCATCTGTTTACTATTCTTTGTTAAACTACTATATAACAAAAGATAAAGGAGTTACAATGTTAGAGATGACAATTAGTTTAATAGGTTACGGGGTGTTAGCAGGTGCCGCGCTTAAGTGGTTAGTGTTTAAAAAGCAGACGTTCAAGCCGTTTGAACCAAAAATATAAGGGGTTAATTATGAGCACATTTAATTTAAAAGAGGTATTTAACGATTACGGTTGGTCGAAAGGCTTCAAGTTTGAGATTGTTTACAGCAAGCAGGGTGTAGCCTGTATTTATATTGGAGATCGTAAAACAAGCTATACGGCGGGCGGCTATGGTTATGATAAAGAGTCAAGCGTTATCGCTACAATGATTAACGACTTAATCGGGGAACAAAAATATAACAAAAAGATTTACGGTAACAACGGTAAATTCTTGTCAGGTGGAACGGGGTTCAGCTCCATCAAAGAGTCATTTGAATACAAGCGCAGGTTCAAGTTAGAGGGACTTTACAGTGGTTTTAACAGTGACGTGTATCAAGTCACTGTTAAAACTATAACCGTTTATAGCGTGCCCGCTGGGGCGCGTTGTTAAGTGGTCAACACTTTAAATTATAACTAAAGGGGTAAATTATGAGTTATTTACAACTAAACAGACGACAATCAACGGGCACGCTAATTCGTGAAAATAACTTTATCTTTGAAGGTAAACAAAGTAACGTTAAATTAATCAAACTGGCTAAACCCTACGCCGACGGTACGCGGTACGCGGTTATTGAAGACACAAAAAACCCTTTTTGTAGTAATGGCCTATTTATTAGCCTACTTTCCGCAAAATTAAAATATGATTTAATCTTGCATAATTGCAAGATTAATGAGGGGCAATTTAAAGAGAGTCCAAACCCATTTAAATTACAAATAAAGGGGTAAATTATGAAAGTAGTATTCAAAGGCACGTTTGATGAGTGCCTGGAATTCGAGCGGGAACACCCCAGGGATTATATCTCTATGCAGATTGTCAACGATTATAAAGACGGCGTATGGCATTGCGCCGTGTTAGCCTCAACATGAGAGCTTTTATGCTGATCTATGATGAGATCAGGCGATTAAAACGATTGGAGAGTAATATCAACTATTTAAATGAGATGATATTGCGTCAAACCAAAACCGAAATTGAGGAGATATTAAAATGCAAAAACTCTATATAACGATATTGGCGTTGGCCGTTGTGTGTACGTTCTCGATCACCGTTAACATCATGGCGTTGTCAGAGCTACACACGATACACGATCAGCTGCAAACTGAGCTTGATCGAGAGTGGTGACGATAGAGCGGGCGCTATACGAAGGGTGGCGCCTATATCTTTAATAATGCGGTGATCTACACCTCATTACAAAGGATATGAGATGGTAATTAAACACAGACATACGGGTCTCACACTTATGGTCATTGACGACTTACAAGGGGCTAACTTACGAGGAGCTGACTTACGATGGGCTGACTTAAGAGAGGCTAACTTACAAGAGGCTGACTTACAAGGGGCTGACTTACGAGGGGCTGACTTACGATGGGCTATCTTACGAAGGGTTGACTTACAAGAGGCTGACTTACGAAGGGTTGACTTACAAGAGGCTGACTCACGAGGGGCTAAATTACAAGGGGCTAACTTACTTGTATTAACCCTACCGTTTTATACGGCGTATGTTCAAAAAGAATATACACGCATAGGATGTGAGTACTTCTCCAATGAGCAATGGTGCAATTTTGATGATGAGACTATTTCAAAAATGGATAAAAACGCTCTTGAATTTTGGAATAGCTATAAAAGCGTCATATTTTCAGCTATGGAATCATTACAAAGGATATAAGATGTATGTAACAACACAAGATTACTGGGTGATCCCAGGAGAGCCGCATCTAGGCAAAATCACTGAAAGTGAGGAAATCTGGGAGCCTTATGAGGCTGAGGATTTAATCATAGAACAGATCATGGAAGGTTATTGGCCTAAAGATGGTATATTTTACGCTATTGATACTCTTAATGAGTATGATGTGCCTGTGGACGCTCAAGACGTTCTCGACTGGGACCTCTTGAGTGATTTTATGGATACTATAGAAAACGTTGATGATATCAACATCGATGATCTATATGCCGCTGCCGGTGTGACTAAACCACAAAACAGGAGAAAGTAGATGGATTACGCAGATCAACAACAACTTATCGAAGAACAAGGCACCGAACGCTTAGTGTCAGAGGGGTTCAGCCTGGAGATGGCGAGAATCGTATCACCGGTCCGTCGTGATTTTGAGGGAGACCTGGTAACGGCGGAGCAGGTGAAAGCAGAGATGGAAGAGACAAAAAAGAGGTGTACACCATGCAAGCTATAAAGATATTTACATGGGTGGCGGTTTTGATACTGGGACTAGGTATGGTTTTCTCTTACCTGGATCATATGGACAATGAAGCAAGGGAGATGGTACGATGACAACCAAAGAAAAACTTTTAGACGCAGATAACTGTATTCCAATGTATTTAAATCGGTTCGAGGAGGGTGGGGCAGAAGTATTCAAATTAAATGATGATATTTTTGTACTATTTAAAATACCACCGTACGGAGGAGTTTCTAGATACGAAGGAACTTTTAATATTTCAAATATTGATGAAATGATAGCAATCATTGAAAGTTGGACAAAATGTACACAACATCAGCAACCATAATCGCGCTATTGAAGAAAAATACAATGAGAGAGATCATGAAAGCTCTTGGTATTTCTTTGCAAAACTTTACAAAAATGAAAAAAGGGGAGATTGCAATGGGTGAAAAAACCTATTTGCAATTAATTGCAAAATGGCCAGAATGGACTGGAAAGGTCGATTATGCAGATAAAAACATGGCTTTTTACCAATAATGTACACGCGATGACTACAAAAAAGGATACGCTCAAACCCCCTAAATTACGGGGTAAAACCTATATTGTAGTCAGTAGTCATTTTATTTACTTGGTTACTCAGATATTATTTTTATTTTTTAAAAAAAAAAAAAAAATAATATATAGTCTAGTAGGAAACTATGACTACATGACTACATTTGACATATTACGCTCTCAAAGCCCTATATTTTGGGCTTTGAGAGCGTAGTCATAAGTTTTATGTGTAGTCAAATGATTTTTTACGATAGCCGGAAAGCCCCTATTTTACGGCGTTTGACCGTAGTCGTCTCCATTTAGTTGCGTTATAATTTGATTTTTGTTATACTTCTAACGAACCTTATGACGAGCCACCACACTCGCTATAGGCGGCACCACTTGGTGTTCGTCATAGAGTTCTCAGAGAGAAGCGAGCGTGGTGGCCACTCCTCTCCTCTATAATCAAATTACCCGAAAGTAAATTATGAATGAGGTATTGAAAGATGCTTATGCAAAATACAAAGCTGCTGGCTTCATTTTGCAGAAAGCAAAGAGTGGGACAAAGTTTTGTCCTCGTAAAGGCCCTCTCTCTGAACGTGTAGATGATCCCTGGCGTGATGATGCAACAGGGTATGTTGGTGTGATCCCTCCAAATCTGATCATCGTAGACAATGATAGTTACAAAGACCCATCTGTAAATATGATGGCTAAATTATGTGCGGATCTAAAATTAGATTACGTACCGGATCCGTACGCGATCACACCATCAGGTGGCGAACACTATGCCTTCGTAAACCCGCACCCGGAACTTGTGGTCGGGGACCTATCAAAGATTTATCCAAACCTTGATATCTATGGTGGATATCAAACAGTAATACCTATTGTCGGGACTACTGCTAAAAACAAATTTGGCGACATGGTACGTTATGAATGGGCGGATGACATCATGGAAGAGTTCGTGATCAATCCCGCACCAGGTAATGCCGCTGAAGTTTTAAGGATGCGACAAGCAACTCAAGATGTAGACAACTCTTATGACGAAGACGGACTTACCGCAGCGGTTAAAGACCAGGATATGTCAACTGAAGAGGTGGAACTCCTGCTTGAAGATATTCCAACGGATTATACTTACGATGGTGGATGGCTTAAAACAGCAATGGCGCTCTACGATCGTTTTGAAGGCAGTGAGCAGGGGCTTGAAATATTCCAGGATTTCAGCTCACGTTGTACAAGAGAGGACACTAAACATGATCCGGACTACAACGAAAGCAAATGGAGATCCGGTCATTTCAAACCTAGCCGCGGTATCACGTACAAGACATTACGCTCACTTGCCAATGAAGGACGTATTAAGAAAATAACAGACGAGATACACGATGCGAATACCGATAAGGCTTTTAAATCAGTGATCGACTGGCTTGCATCTATGCCGAAACTTAATACAACAACAGAACTTGATCAGAACATCCGTAGTAGCCTCGCAACACAGATCAATGCCCGGATGAAAGAGGTTAGAGCTTCCGGAGGTACTGTAAAACTTATTCAAGCCCGAACCATCCTACCTATGATTGAGTATAAACAAAGTCTCGAAGACGCGCAAAACGAACTTGGAGATAAGGAGGTCCGCTCGTTCATAGTCGGTGATAAGTACGCACTACAATACGGAAACGTACTTGTGAATGATATTGGATCGGCAGGAGCACTGCGCCACTTGAAAGCCTTTGGTGTGAACAAAACCACTGCTGAGGCTATAATTGCTAACCCTATAAGCGTCAGCAACATCGACACTGTGGCCGATTACCTATCACCTCATCACATCATCTATAACCTTGAGGACAGTCCGATCGTAGAAGAGCAACAACGTCTTATCGGACGTAAGAATCCGCTTTACGGTGAGAAAAGCTATCTTGAAGATGCTGCTGTGGTAGACGAGTTTTTCAGTAGTATCTGGAACGGTAAGCTGGAACATATGATGCAGCTGATCATGTACTCAATTCGTTTCAAAGAGACAAAAAAGACAAAGCTGATGCTCGTTGCACCCAGTGATCTTGGAAAAACGGCGGTGGCTGAGCATATAGGATTTCAAAAAGTAAAGATGGAAGCCATGATCGGTGCGATGAGTGCCGCGAAAGGGTTGGGTAAACCCATCATTTCAGGTCTGTTCAATACTGGGTTTTTATTACTCGATGAGACTGATAGGGCTTTACCACGCGAAGTCAAGGAGCTTGGTAGTTATCTGATGGTCGATAAGTTTGGTAAAGACGGTACACAGATAATCCCATTGCATTTTGTCATTATGACTTCAACACACAGGACTGCGGTTCTAAACGCAAGTGATGAAATTCGTAACCGTGTGTTGCTGATGGAGGTCCACGACGATGAGCCTGAGTTTACTATCGTACAGTCGGAACTCTATAACGCTGACCCGGAACATTACACCAAAGTGATACGTAGCTATATGCGTTGGTATTGTGGCAGACTTCTTGAGGATAACGCAACTATTGAAGACCTGCGTAGACTTCAGGATAAATACAAACTTGAGGGGCTTAATGATCTTGATGAGTTTATCTCTGATGTGATCGAGACTATCCGTGACGCGATCAAAGCTGAGGCAGCAACTAATGGGGAGTTCTTGATTAAGAACGGAGTCTATTACATCAAGGGTAAAAAGCTGTTGCGTGAGATGATCTCACAAGAACTCATACAGCTCGAAGGTGTTGACGTTGGTAAGTACACTGAGAAGATCTTCAAAATGTTCATGCCTGATGACATAGAGACACGTGTTAGAGTTAACGGCGCACCTGCAAGGTATTACAAGATCAGCCTGTACTCAAAAGTTGACGAGGATATGTTCGATGATCTAACGGAGGAGGGGCTTTAAGCTTTGTTTAACATAACTTATACTACAATTTAAAATACAAACAAAAAGGAGATGAGATGATCATCACAATCGATACGACGAAAAAACTAACAGAAGTTGAGGTAAACCTCTTAAAAGTATTACTCGGTACGTCATTAAGTGTCAAGAATCGAGCGGAAACGGTACCACAAGCAACGAAAGAGGTTGAACCTATAGCTGAGGCTACCAAAGAGGTTAAAACTCCTTCAGAGTCTCCTAATGAAGAAGCTGTCATTGAGGAAGTTCGTAAGGAAGTGGCTAAGCGTGGTGGAAAAACAATTCCTCATGTCAACTTGGCTGAACTCAAAACCTTAGCGCAAGATTGTGTCAAAGCTAAAGACCGCACAGTCGTCAAAGCTGTGATCAACAAATACGCAGGTAAGCTCACCGATGTCAAAGAGTCTGACTATGGCGCTCTTTACACGGATCTTACTGAACTGAAAGGGTAAGGCATGCAAAAGTTTATTAACATCGACAGATTTACTGTAAAGAAATCTGATGTGAGACGTATTGAGAAAAGTCATAATGGAAAAGCTCTTTACGTCACTGTTACAGGTATGAAAGAGAGTATTTGCCTACCTTTTAAATCTGAGAAAGAAGCAAAAGAGGCTAAATCCGATCTTCTTACAGAGTTAGGAGCTTAAGATGGCACACGCAAGACTAAGCCCCTCATCCGCTCACCGCTGGATCACATGTCCGGGGTCGGTGAACGCATGCGAGAATTATCCTAACACAACAAACTCCGCTGCCGAGTATGGTACAGCTGCACACGCTTTGGCCGAACTATTCTTTAATGGGACCGCAACACCGGAGCAAAGACTCGGCAGTGTCATCGAAGGTGTCCAAGTCGATCAAGAGATGGTCGATGGTGTAAAT